GCATCACCATCAGTAATTTTACTAATAGTACTAGTCATGTTAGATTCTAACAATAACTTATTATACTGAGACTCAGTAATAACTAACTTAGTTTTAGTCTTATTAAAGACTCTATCATACTGTGATTCTGTAATAACTAATTTCATAGATATATCTTTTTATAATAAATATCTAAAATAAAAAAATATCTAGCTATTTTACTAACTAGATATTAATTTCTCCACTTTTTAATTTTGATTTTAATTGCTCACCACCAACTCTAGAAGTTCTAGAGCCCTTAGCGTTACTATTTTTAGACTGTTCCATTTGTTTTTCCATATTCTCACTCTTCTTGGTATTTTCATTAATCAGAGTTATTAAGAAAAACTTTCTTTCATGGGTTGGGGTTGATAAAGCATCTTGGTACGTCATACCTAAATGTTTTATACATATGTAGATTTCCTCCAGTAAACCTGGTTTATATTCTGGCGTTAGGCCAAAAAAACCTTGGTGTAATGGGAAGAAACATAGTTATGGACTCACCTCCAGGAGTCCGAACTTCAATGTTCATATCAACGCCACATTCAATAGTGGATATATAATCTCTAAGACCCTGAGCATCACCTACTCTCATAGTATTTGCGAACTCTTTTATAAATGCTCTATCTCTACTACCTTCAACTTCAACTAATTGATTTTCTAAAACCAATGTTTGCTCTTCGTTTACTGGGTTATCTTTATTACTTTCTACAATCTTTTCTAAAATTTCTAATTCACCAACGGTTAAAACTTTAAACTTAACTTCTTTTTTACTTAGAGGTAAAGTAAAATCAAATAATCCATCTGAATCTGCTTCAACACTTAAATTAACAGTTTTAAGTTCAGATAAATTAACTTCAGTCTCAAAAGACTCATCCTTTTCATCATAAGCTAATATTGGATACATTTCACCATAGCCAGTAGCTCTAAGCCAAATCATTATTGCATTTCTATCACCTGGAATTAAATCTTTATATCTTAAATCTGGTTCTAGTAACTTTCTATTAATAAGAATCTCTAAAAATTCACCGCTTTCAACTAAGTTAGGTGATGTAAGTATATTTTCATCAGCAGTTGTTAAATAAGCAACTTTAACTGATTTCTTTTTATTTTTATATAACTTACCCTCAGAAGGTAATGGTATAACATCAAAAGGTTGATTAAATTGTGGTTGACTAATAGAATCGATATAAGGGTTATTTTCACCCTTAATCTCATTATTAGTATTATTACCACCATTATTACCGCCATTATTACCACCATTATTACCACCGTCATTATTATTCACTGGTGGCTTATTAGGTGGTGGGGTATTTTTTACTTTAGGTCTTTTTTCTTCTTTTTGCTTAGCTCTTTTTTCATCAATCAACCTAGCCTTTTCTTCTTGCTTAGCTAATTGCTCATCTCTAATTCTAATTTGTTCTTCAGTTCTTCTTCTCATTTCAGCTGCTGCTGAAGACTCATTGTCAGAACCGTATTTTTCTTGGATATTATTTTCATCAGCTAATTGACTAGCTATTTTGTCACCAGTATCGTTAGCTTTCTCTATCTCTTCCTTACTTGGGAAAACATTTGGTTTTACATCACTCATAATTAAAACGTTTTAATAAAATTTTATAACTTAAATCTACTTAATAAATACCCTAAGTAAAGTTTTTAGTTAGTTTTTTTTATTATATAAAGATTAAATATTAGTTTTATACAAAAAAAAAGACCTTACAATTAAGTAAAGTCTTTTAATATTTTAAATATTTTAATTCTAATATTAGAAAAGTAATATTGCTCTATCAAATCTTAAATCAGCTGTGATATCAGCAATTGCGTCATCATCCATTGATAAATCACCAAAGTTAACGTTTGTTAACATAGTACCTTGCAATACCCATTTCTCAATAACAACACCAGTTGGGTCAAGCATTTCCAATTCAACATCTTTCTTGTAACCAGCAGCATATCCTTGTCTACCAGTAATAGATTCTGATTGTAATCTAACCCACTCCATTATTGCTTGTGCGGCAGAAGGCCCAATAGGGTCTCTAAATGTAACAGAAATCGATTCCCAAGTAAATCTACCAATTACCCAAGTAGATGTATTAAGGAAAGGAATTTCAACTTCATTCTGTGTGATTGATGGTCTTGAGGCAGATGCCAACCACCACTCTTGAATACCCAAATCAGCTGGGAATCTTAAAAGCCATCTATTCTTTTTCTTTGGCTCATACTGAAGAGGCATTTTCATTAATAAATCTGGCATGTTCTATAATTTTTTGTCTTTTTATTATTCTTTATTAATAAATATGTGATTTCTATTTTTTTATTGGTTTTTTTACTTTAAACCTATAAATTTATCACCATTTATTTTTTTTATTTATTTTTAACTATTAAGGCTCAATTAAGAGCCCTAATAATTAAATATTATATCGATTAAACATCATCGAAACTAGCACCAGTGTTCATTATGTTGAATTCAACACAAATAAACTCTAAAGCTCTTGTTGGTTTCAAGAATATTCTACCACACAACTCATTTCTATCTCTAGACTCTGGAGAATCATCAAGAACAACTCTAAAGTCAGTAAGACCTCTCTCACTTCTAATGTTATCTAGTATTGGATTAACTAAACCTAAGAACTGATTTCTTACGATATCATCATTTTGTTCAAATAACAATCTGATAGACACAGCAGAAATTAATTTTCTAGCTTGTAATAACAATCTTCTAACATTAATTCTATTAAGAGCAGTATCTTTAACTTGAAGTGTCTTATTACCCCAAATCTTAATACCTTCTGAAGCGAAAGTTGCAATTGGGTTAACTCTACCATCATAAAGAGTATCTCTTTCTGCAAGTGTTAATTTTTTTCTTGCTTTAATAGCTTGAACGTCTCCTCTATTTACACCAGCAACCGCAAACCATGGGAATGAAATATTATCAGTAAGTGCAATATTTCTTACCACATCTCTTGTAGGTGGAACATAAATGTATTGGTTATTTTCAGTATCATTAATTTGAATCCAAGGCCAGTAAGTAGCAGTATAATTAGAGTCAAACTGACTGTCAAGCCTATCAACAACATCCTCTGGCAACATAACATCACCAGCAGCATCTGTATCTGGAGTAGTTACAATATAAAGTGAATCCGCTCTATCTTGTTCTACCATCTCAATAGCTTCTTCTACTAAGTTAGTATTATCAAATGTATCAACACCAGGTGTAGAGAATACATTAATATTTGTAGCTTCTGGATTTTTAAATGTCCACATTGCTTCTAAATAAGCATAGTAATCTGAATTAATCCCAGTATCACCATTAGTAAGCGCTCTGTTTTCAAAAACACCAGTTGTTAAACCATCTTGTCCAGAAACACCATTAATAATATATTTATCTCTATTTGTTCTTATAGTTCTATGAACATCCCATCCATCAAAACCACCATAAGGTGCAAATGTGAATTTTCTAGCATAAACTTTTTCGTAATCAGTACCAACAACTCCAGAATCACTTCTAAATTCAGCATTACCTGTATCAAATTGGTAAATTGGGCTGTAAGTACCACCAGTATTATTAATAACGATTTCAACGTTATCAATTGTAGCTCCAGTAGCATCAACATCCATATGGAAACCTTTTGTTAATCCAGTCCACATAGTCAAATCACCTTCAGGTACACCTTTATAATCAAAAAAGTCTTGGTCAATACCTTTAGTCTCAGAAAGACCTAAGTAAAATTTTCTTTTATTTTCAAAAACACCATAACTTTGTTTATATTCTACTGTAGGAGATTCAACTGAAGAATTACTATTAGTTTGGTAATCTCTAATTGGAAATCCTAAGAATCCAGCTGGGAAAGCATCTGAAGTATCTGACTCCTCCTCTAACTCAACCAATACATAATTAGAACGTGAAGCAAAATCACCACTAATAGTACCAATTCTTTTAGCAATATAGTTATTAGATGCTGGTTGCATACTACATCTTGTAAATCTTTCAAAAACTACAGGGCTAGCATCTGTGTCATCATAAGCTCTGATTTCAACATCAAATTCTTTATCACCCAGTCTAATATTTTTAATAGAAATTTTAAATTGTCTGTTAGCAGCATTACCATCAGAAATTGTGTGCAATCTAAAAAGTCTTAATAATTTATTACCTCTTAATTCAGAAACAACCCATGGAGTAACCGCTGGTTGATATTCTGTTAAGTAATTATCAAAGTCATTATCGTAATTAACAAGAGAATCAATTTTAATACCTCTTATTTGTTCAGCATCAATATAATCTTCTAACATTTTGTCAAATAATTCTTCAACAAATAATGCTGTTTGACCATCTTGAGCAGACCTACCTAAAACTTTAGTTATATAATTATTTTTTGTTTTATCAAAAGAAAGGGAATATGAGAAATTACCTTGAGTTGTTGAACTACCAGTAATTGCAAAATTACCTAAAGCATCAGTTTCAGCTGATGTAATTGATGTGCTATACCCTATATCTGTAGAACCACTTATTTGCGGTCTAACTATTTCGTCAGAGTCAACAGTCGCTCTACTTCTCAATAAAGCTACAATCTTGTTTTCAACATTAGAAAAACAACTACCTGAGTAGTGAACCGTCACACCAGAAGTTGTCCCAGTTTGGAAAGCTCCAGAAGGCCCTTCAGCAATAACCGCATGGTTAATACTAGCACCCTCAAAAGATGAACCATTTTTTCTAAACACAGCATCTATTAATGTAGGTGTCGAAGCAGTTGGCGCTGTTGCTAAATATGATAAATCATTTGTTAACAAACCATCATCCCATAAAGACTGTACTATCGAATCCGAAGAAGTAAGATTAGTAATTGTACTACCATCGGCAGTATATGAAATTAATGATGCACTTGTAATACCACCACTAGTAGCACCAGTAGTAGAACCATCACATGCAGCATCAAGAGTTATACCCCATGCAAAACCAGCATCATATCCAGAAAAACCAAGAACTCTAGTTACGAATAATTGGTTAGCTTGAGATAGATACGATTTAGCAATATACGGTAACTCATACTTAGGAGCACCTGTATCTTTTATTTTTGTAGCGTTGAGCCCACCGAAAAACGATGTAAACTCATCATAGTTTGACACGAAAATCGGTTGGAAAGCTGGGCCTTTAGTTGTCTCACCAACTAAACCCAAAGTTGTTACACCAACTTGTCGTGTTACGAAAGTTAAGTCTCTTTCTGAAGTATAAACTCCAGGACTTACAAATACCATATCAGCCATTCTTTACTTATTTTAAATTTTTATTATTTTCAGTTATTTAATTATAAATATGTAGTAAAAAACCAAAAGAATTCTTATGGTCTTAAAAAGACCATAATTAGTATACCTTTTTTCTTACTTTTGTCATACTTATATATAAACACCTTATATTATGCCGATAAAACGTACTAAAAATCTTAAAATAACCCCAACAACACATAAGATGTTAAAAGAGTACTGTCAAGAAAACGGTCTTAAAATGTTTGCCTTTGTAGAAAAAATAATCAAGGAAACTTGTAAAAAACCAACTGACATTTACGGTGAATAATTTAGATTTTTAGTTTAATACCACCATATTTATAAATATGTCAGATAAACTCAAACAACTAGAAATTAAAAAATTACTAAGTGAGTATGAAACCACCATGGTTCATAAGGAAATAAAAGAAGAGTTCCTAAACCAAAATGAAAAATCATTTAAAGAAGCGATAGCTAATTATTTAGGTGATACTATTAAAGACAGTACAAAATCAAAAGACAATCCCACTAATACTAACAACCCTAAAGTAGAAAAAATCATTGAGGATGATGATATGTTAGATGGAACAAAGAGTAATTTAAAAAAAATGTTTAGGCAAATAGTTAAAAAAACTCATCCAGATAAAGTAAACTCGGAAGAATTAATTGACATTTACATTAAATCAAAGGAAGCTTATGATAAAAATGATATATTAACTATAGCCCATTATTCAAAAATATTAAATATTGATGTTGAGTTAGATGATGATGATATTAATATATTAAAAACATGTATTAATAACATTAATAAAAAATTAATTGAATTTCAAAAATCATGGATTTATATCTGGGGTAATTTAGAAACTGAAGAAAAAAAAGAAAAGGTAATACAATTATATTGTACCCAATTCCATAATTATAACATAGTAGAAAAAAAATATGAAAAAATGTTAGATGAAATATATAAAATAAGTCCATATAATAAAGACTATATTAATAAAACTGACCTAAATGGAAACAGTCCAACATACGGTGAAACAACACAAGAAGGTGTTGATGAAATTGTAAAACATTTTAATTATTACTTTAACGAAAAAACAGTATTCTATGACCTTGGTTGTGGGCTTGGCAAAATGGTAGCACATATCGGTATTCAATATAATGTTAAAAAATCTTGTGGTATAGAACTAAGTAAAGAAAGGTTGAAATGTGCGCATGATATTAAAGAAAAGTATTGTAAAGACATAACAAACGTTAGTTTTATAGAAAGTGATTTTTTTAAAAAAGACTTATCAGATGCGACAGTTGTATATTTTGATAACACAGCTATGTACGAATCAAAATATTTAATTGAATTAGTTAATAAACTACCTAAAGGTTGTCTAGTACTAACTAGAAGTTCGTTTATAAGAACTGAAGAACGTAAAAAATACAACCAAAAATCAGTTAAAGAACCTAAATTTACCACAACATACGGTAGAACAGATTTACATTACTTAATCACTCAATAAACTTATATGAAAAATAAAGAGTTATTAAAAAAATTAAACAACTACATTAGTACCTATATTGTAGAAGATGTTAAATCTTCAAACGATTTAACAAAGATACACGGTGCTAATGCTTTCGCATATGGTACAACCCCATACGACACCTTTAAGGAAATATACGATAATATAACTGTCAATATAGAAAGATTTATTGTGGTTGGTTGTAGTATAGGTTGGATGAATTTTTATTTTAATGAATTAAACCCTAATATTAAAACAATAGGTATAGATATACATAACACTAGAGTAGATTATGCAAAATCTTTAGTTAAAGAATATAACTTAAATAATATAAGTTTTACTTTAGAATCATTTGAAGATTTTAAATTTAAAGATGGTGACCTAATATGGCAAAGTAATTTATGTTTCCCAAATGAATTAATTAATAAATGTAATAACAATTTAATTGATAAGGTTAATGACATATCTATTATATCATATAAAGATTTAAGAAATGTAGAAAAATTAAATGACTTTAATCATTTAAAATTAGAATTACCAGTTAGTTGGATGGATAATCAAAAATTCCACATATATGAAAAAACCAAGTAAAGCGTGGCAATTTGGTCTTGATTTTATAGTAGACGAAGAAGATAATATTTATTTTATTGAAATAAATAATAATTCTTATGCTGTATTAGATAAAACAAATATTTTAAAAAATATTTCATACGATGAAAATATTAATGGAATAAATAATCATGAAATGGAGGCAATTAGACAAGCCAATAGAATTTCAGATTATTTAGACAAATTTAATATAAAAGAATTTTCATATAAACATATGTATAATTTACCATCAGCGTTAAGAATATCTAGAGAGGTTTTTAAAAAAAGAGGTATAAATCTAAATTATGGTAGCGATATATATACGATATATTGTGGTAGCGATTCAGAGACAAATCAAAATAATGATTGGTTTTCCTGTAACAAAATAATTTTAACTGAAAATATAAATCTATTTAAAAGTGCTGGTATTAAACCTATAACTAATAGAATTAATTATGATATGAATACAATACACCCAACATTTGTAGTAAAACCAATAAATGGGTCTAACGGAAATGGGGTTGTATTTTATAAACAAAAAGAAATTATAGTAAAAGAAAATAATATAACACAAGAGTATATTTTTGCAAAACCATCAACAGAAAGTTATAACTGGGTAAATAGTACCCTAGTTAAAAAAACTCACCCACCAAGATTATGTGATTATAGATTAAAATTAATAATAGACGATTTAGGTAACACCCAATTAGTAACTTGCCATAGAAGAACCTCATCTATTAATCTACCAGATAAATTAAGTAATGGTGTTATAGATTTTAATCATCCACATTATAATGCATTCTTATGTAACGCATCTAAAAATGCTTATAGAACAATAATACCTGAAGATAAATTAACTAAATGGGAAATTCTATCTAGAAACGTAGGTAAAATAATATTTGATAACTTTATCAATAAAAAAAATGGTTAACATCGAATATACTATAACCAAAGATATTGGTATTTATTTAAATGATGCTATTGATTTAATAATTAGCGGTGGGCAATGGTCTAGTAAAAGCTATGTAAAGAATACAATAACATCATCAGAATACATTGTATTAGCAACCCATAATAAAAAATTAATTGGTATTTTCTTAGCTAAAAATAAATTAAAATTTAAAGATATCACATACTGTATTGGTGGACTATTATCAGTTAATGAAGAATATAGAAATAAAAGTGTTGGGTATAATTTAATAAAATTAAGAGATAATAGCTCAAATATAGATTTATTTATAGCAACAATAAACCCTAAAAATGAAATATCAATAAAAACATTTTTAAAATCAAAATACAAATACCATAATGATTTATAT